GGGGAACGAAAGCTCGGAAGCTCCGACGTTATAAAAGTTGAAGGAAAACGCCGGAGCGTCTTATGTTTTATATAGCGTCTTCTCGCTCGTCCCAGCTCATCATGGTCCTCCAATAAAAGGACAATAACATGATGGAACAGTTGTGGGTGTTTGACAGGCTTTCCAGGTTTAAGGGAACCACAAGTAACCTAACCGGCCATATCCTGCCAAAATTGGTGTCAAATTTTGTTTGTGCCTACTCCGTATAAGAGTAAGGCGTCGCTGCGATAAAATTCATCAAAGTAAAGTCTTCTGCTGCTGCAGTAAGTTCGCTTGCGACATAAGTTGCGTTAGCCGTACAATCCATGAAAACGGAATAACTTCTCAGCGCCCTGGGAAGAAACATGGATGATAGTGAAGGATCGTAAATATCCGCATTTGACGGAACACCAAATAAATTATTGGTGTAACACGGAATTTCGAATTCGATACCTGAATTGGTGTAAGGGGCGAATTGAGTTGCTCCTCGAATACCAGTTATATTACTGGCTCCCACTAATGAGAATCCCGGAGTAGGGACCCCAATGGGAGAATCGAGTTGTACGCTCATAATAGCCATCATCGCTGGTGCATGCCCCGTGATTCGAACTCGCTTTCTAAATCCCCCACGCATTCCTAAGTAGGAAGGACGGAGAAAGGAAAGAAGACTGACAGTCGAGCTATCCGCAGTGGTGCCTGACGGCGACGGCAAAAGTTGCGGAACGATAGTCGGACGATATACAACGAAATCGCCGACGTTATAGCTCGAAACGACAAGTGTCTTAACATCTGTCTGGGTGAATCGCTTAAGAAGGGACCTGAACGAAAAAACCCTCTCTCCGTAGTGTAGTTGAGCTGCCCTAACCGAGTCAGACCCGATGTCGACCAAATCAATACAAGGTCCGTCCATTTGGGTGCTTGAATCACCTTGAGTGACCCTCTTTGGTAACAACGATTGATCGGGATAAGCGAATTCAATATCGTCACTCGAAACAGTGACCGCATAGTCAACGGCGTAGCCTGAAGGACCAACTAGATTGGTGATAGGGACCAAAGCGACCCAACCATTAGCATAGTTGCGCATAACACTAGCGGCGCTAGCACTACTAATACTATATTGGGAAACTGTATCTGGAGCACACTCTTGATAATACCTTGGTTGGGCCCATTTAATGCACACACTGACCTCAGTTGTTGTCTGCAAATCAATTATTGCAAGATAATTCTTGTTTAAAGACAATCCTGCGGAAATGAGGGAAAATTGATCGCAATTGGGTTCATAAAAAACAGCTATCTTACCCCTATGAAAGGAGGTGGGATAGAAAGTAAAGGTGAGTTTAATAGAACCACGCCACGCTTGAAAAGGAATTGAGGCGTAATGCAGGGCGGTAGGCTGAACGTACTGGTTCGTGCCACTGGTGTATCGTCTATGCATCTGGGGCATCACAAAAGCTCGCCAAATTGGAGACATTGGGGATGAAGAATAGCTCCATGTCTGTAGGTCTAGGAGAGACTCGCGCTTGGCTATGGTAGCAATGACCATATCATCGTCAACAGTTCCACAAATTCTCGGATCAACGGTGAGCTCCTGTTTAGGATCCATTGTAATACGATGTCCCGTGTCATATCCTATCAGATTAGCAGAATTCTGAAAAGGTTCAGGTCTAATACGACTAGGCTGGGTAGTCATGACTGGCATAGACCAACCAAATAAAGAAGCCATCCTGGAAACTGTCCCCAAAGCAATTGCACTAGCTTTCGCGAATGGAGCAATAGTTGGAATAGCTGAGAGAGCCATGGCTGCTGTGCTTGCTGCCCCGGCATATTTCTCGACTGGACCGGTCTTCCTCTCATCACTATCACCTTGAGTCGTAATCGCCATGACACTCGCCGTTGGTGGACCCAACTCAACATCCTCTAACCATCCGTAGAGATAGTAATAAGGATCGGTAGCTCCACTTGTTGCCGATATGCCATTCAATACACCAATAACAAGTTGGCCCAAAGGTGTGATGTCATCAATCTCTGCTGCATCTGAAAGAGCAGAAGGACTCGCATTGTATAGGCGAGCCGCGGGATTGGGGGCAATAAATGGGACTGTCATTTCGTAAGGCTTATTCAGGCGTATGTCAAGTTTCATAGCTCCTGGTACCTGGGATAACCACTTGGAAAAGTTATTACCCTTGCTTCCTGTATTGACGTACATGTTGTAGACAGCATTGGTTGTGTGCAGAGGTACGTAACTGACAAGAAGAGACCCTTTGTGATAAGGGGTGGCAGCCAAGGTAAGCTTAAGATGGAGATTGGCTCGTATCATCGAGTAATTCCGCAACTTTGCTCTAATGGTCGGATTGGAGAAGTAAAGACTCCAGACATTGTGGAAAAACCTGGTAGACGATGATGTGATGTTGGCAGTCGCCAAAAGCATAGGACGGGAAAAGAAAGAATCCAAATCCTCCCTACTATCCGCGAATATTTTCACATTGCTCATCGCCATAACCATATTGCGAGTGGGGGTGTCTCCATCAACGTCTATCAAAGTGACGTGCTTCTCCTCAGGAACGCTTTCGTGTGGAACAACCTCAGATAATGACTGAGTCACTGCCTGTGGAAGCTGAGTTCTACGCTTGCCTAGAGAAAGGATTCCAATTGAATGTTGTAATGACAATATTTCTGAATGAACGTAGAGAGCTTTGTCAACTCTATCACGCACGTCACTCTTGCAAAAATATGCCTCGGAAGCTTTTAAGATACGAGCAGACTCGACATCCATAACTTCCTTCGCCATTTGCTTGAATGAACTAAGCTTTAGATTCAACTCATACATGGCATTGTCGTACTCAACATCAAGGGAAATTTCTGAATTATTCTCCTTTTCATCAGAGTCGCTCTGAGTAAACGCTTCTAAGGAAAACAAATCCTTCCATCCAAATCCCTTCCAAAATCTAGGTTTCTCATCACAGGGTAACGATCCACCTTCACACCATTCCTGATGTTTCAAGAGGGAGTCATGAATGCTGGATGCATCAGGAATTTTCGCCAGAACGACATCCTTATCAACCCTGAGCCACTCAGCGATATCTTGTGCCAAGTGGAAACGGATCGATTCAACCTCGTTTGGCGGGAGATGGAAAAGCAGCTCTCGCAAGGCACTACTCGTGGTACTGATGATCTGATTACCAAGGGTCTCATGTTTGGAAGGCAAAACCCAATTCAAACTACGCTTAATGGAATCGACCGCAAGGGCAGCCACTACGTGATCTCCAAACCACGCGCGTCTGTGCCAAGTTCTCTTGAGAAAACTGGCTTCAGTAGGGTGAACGAACTTAGACAATTTTCCGTCTTTGGCCGCACTAGTGAATTCCATAGAGGTATTCTCCTTAACAAACTTCGCGTAGGCGAGATTGTTCATGAAATCTTGGTGTTCATCTTTCACGGCCACCAACACATCGTCCCCATATATAAGGGGGCAACAGTTGTCAAAAAAAGGTACCTCTATCATTAGAAGTGTACCAATACGCCATGAGAAGCATCAAACCCCGAAGAGAATTATCTTCCGCAGTCCCGTATTTGCCTGAAGGCTGGTAACCAGGTACGACAAACAAGTCTCTATTAACCGAGATATACGGATAAATCTGGTCAGTAAGAACTCCCGCGAGCATGCGCAAAGCCTCATCATTATATCCCATTCTCTGGCATAGTTTGTAAATGAGCGACGCCGATGCAATAGCCAATTCAACTGGCATAGCAAGGTCATAACCACTGTAATCTCCCTCCATCCATTTCTGCGAAAAAGAGATAAGTTTGTTCCACAGACCTTCAGCTTGAGTATGCATATTGACCCCTATTGCAATACCAAAGTTGTGACCAACTTCCACAATAGCGGAGTACATGGGAGCCAAAAACATGCGCTGGACCAAAAGACTCGGAAACGAAGAGGTACAAAAAACGCGTGTTTTACCTTTCAACACTTTCTCCATCAATCGTGGTTCGTCTTTCAACTGACACTCAAAAATGGTTGGCACATAGTCATCCTTTGAAAGAGCATGCAAGAGAATATCAACATCCCTCTGAACCTTATTTGAAAGGCGGGCTTGAGGCTGATCACCTTCGACGTAGGGTCTCTTGTTTCCAGGATAACCAAAACCACCTGCAGTGCTCAGATCAATTTTCCTTACATACACATCGCTAGGGATGCCATTCAAAGCTTGAATAGCTGTTAACGGAGCCCATTTTCCATGCTGATCAGCGGGAATAACGCTGACGAACCTCTCAACGAGTTCGTCAATGATCGGTTGGAACCTTGACAAAGGAAAACTCTTCTTATTGATGGCTACTTTCTCGAGAAAATTGTTATAGGGATTAACATACTTCCCGCGCAACAAAGTGGGTTTCATAACTGGAGGAAGGTATAAGGAAAAAATAGTCCTGGGGAAATACTTGTCAAATAAAGAATCGACTTGCTTAGTTATAGGACTAGCTACTAGTTCGGAATTCTTATTCATAAGTACAGGACCCTTTAGTTTCCCATAATATTCTATAGATCGCAACTCCAGGTAATGGAGAGGAGATTTCATGAGAGGAGCCTCCAATTGAATTGAGGTGTCAGCATGAGATGCTACAGGCAAAATCGAAGCCCATCGGAGATTCAGTTCAGAGATTGCTCTCATAATCTGCTCCCTCGAGAACCTCGGCCCAAATGAATATTGAGTAGGCTCCGCAGCAGCACCATGGATACCAATAAGGTAATCACCCCCTCCAATCTTACATGTCAAGGGAAGTCCGCAATTGCCTCCTTTGTTTCCATCCCACTCATACATGACGGCATCGTCCAGCAAGATGTCTCCAACATGCTTATCATACAATTTGACGTGAGTCGAAGTAAACCTCGTTGGAGTGAGGGCGACAAATCCCTCAGCGAAGTCAGTATCAAGACCATCATTTAGTGAGTTTGTCAAATCGAGAAATTTCCTACACGGAACGCGAAGCATAACCACATCGTTTGAGACATCAACAACATCTTCCTTGCAGAAGGCAAATTCTTGATACTTCGAATCATCTTTCTCGAAAGAGGCGTAGATCCTAATGGATCCTTCTTCCTTACCACAAAAAAGATGTTTGTTCGTGATCATGTATTGGCCTTTGATGCCAAGTGCATATGCTCGATTAACAATCCCAGTATGAGTGGAGAAATAAACGACATTCTTCATAGCGCGCTTGGCAAAATCATTCAGGTCTTGGGTAGATGTAGATAAGACATGTCTACGGTCCCAAATGTTATAAGACTGTGTAAGAGCATTTTTAGTACGAGAAAGTTGCAATCCTGCACCAATCTTCTCTTCAACCTCTTCAATCTTAGTATTGAAAGGACCCTCCAATTTACCATCGGAGGAGACCTCGACCTTGACATCACCTTGAGATTGGATAGGAAGTTCTTCCTTGGCCTTCTTCGGCTTAAGTACGAAAACTTTCGTCAACTTATCATCTTCTTGCTTGGAAAATACTTCCTTGAGGAGAGCGCCGGATGCCAAAAACGTGGATGCGGCTAGGAACCAAATAAGATAATTACTTCCTGCCTTACCTATGTCACTTTCTAGCATCTTCTTGGAAAACATCCCCGTGAAACTGTTGTAGCACGAGCGCATCTTATGGATTGAGTGAGAAATACTCGTTCCAAAAGTGCGACCCGTGAAATACAAGTAACACAGATACAGCAGGAGAAAGTCAAATACCTTAACGAACCACCACAAAGTGGTAAGACCCATCTTGCCAAATAAAGTCGTGCAGTAACCCGAGAAATACGCATACACGCACACAAAGAAAAGAATACTCGGATGCGTATCAGTTATTCCTGCTATCACCAACACAAGAGTCACAATAAAGGACAGCGTGGAATCGATCAATTCCTTGGTTGACTTAGCAAAAAAAATTGCTTTCTCCTTAAAATCCGTGAGGTATTCTTGAAGCGAGGTAGAGAAATCACTATCTCCATGAGCGACAATAGGATTACCATAGATACTGGAGACAATCTTATGTCTAACGTCATCCATGCGAATTTCCTTCTCAAGGTGCTTCGTATAAAGATGTCTCAACAGATCACAATAGTTGTCAATATTGGACTCCTCATCTTTGCCATCAAGAAGGACAATATCCTCGGACCTTTTGGCATCAATTGGCCTATGTGCAGTTACTCTAAAGTACCACAAGTCCATCGGGCGCTCGACGTCCTTAGTCTTCTCTGGATCAAGACATAACCTACCCTCCTCACGATATTGTGGCTTGACTATCGCTTCCACGGTAATCCACCGCCTCTTGAAGGCGGCTGGATTGTTAACCTGATGAGGCAAGTTCATGTCGGCCTTGTTGGTATCAACTAAAACGAGTTCACAATAAAGTTTGGTCCTGCCCTTTCCTTCAAATGCCATGTCTGGATAAAACGTAAGATTGTCAATGACAGACGTCATTTCAATAAGACGATCATCAACGATGTTCTTCGCCATGTTTTCATGCATAGTACCCATTTCGGAGTAAAAAAGATAGGGATTAGTCATGGGATCATATCCCTCCCAATACTTGCTCGTCCTACTGCGAGGATAGATTTGACTCTCGTCAAACTCACGACCTCTAACTTCGGAAAAAATGGCAGCCGAAACTCGAAGTACACTGCTTTTACCAGTTCCCGGTGGAGAACAGAAAACTATTGCAAATGGTGTCATTCTACATTCTCCTGCAATTCTAGTTTCAATGTTGGAGAGAAGCCCGGTCAATTTCACAAGTTCAACCTTAAGATCAACCGATGACTTCCTCCAAGGAGAGATGTTCTTGATATAAAGGGGAATAGACTTAACGACGTCACGTAATTCAGCGGCATAATCCTTAATGTCGCGGAATCCTTCTTTAGGTAATCCGGTGTATAAGTAATCCTGCTGTACGTATAGCAAGCGGATCTTAGACTCTAGTTCCATAAGAGGATCAGACGCAAAGACAAGTTCCTTCAATGGTACTCCTTTCATCCATGACTGAAAATATCGCTCCAGAACTGAAAGCGAACCTAAAGCAAAATCAAGAAGTTCCAGTGGATTCGTAACCTTCTCTGGGACCTTCACATACTTGAAGAATTCCTTTGGTACAATATCCTTGAAAACCTTGATACTCATAAGAGTGGCCATCAGTTTGTACATAGCTTGAAGAAGTTCACTATTCATCGTGTATTTGAGAAACGATCTCGCATCATCCACATATCCCTGAGAAATAATTTCAGCTTCGTCAATGTCTCCTACGATAGTGTATCCTTTCTTATACATCAAATTGTGGAAATGAAGTTGTTTGCAGACTCTCTTAAATTCACTCTTCTCATCCTTGAACAGCGGCGATATTATCAATACGCTCGACGTCAATAGATTGAGAGCTGCTGAGTACTTGTAATCCTCAGTATCAATGTATCTACGAACAAAATTCTTTGCGACAATGGAGACTATAGCGAAATCACTAGTCATTAATGCAGTAAATACGTCTATTACATCCATGTAAAATTCCAATTTAGCGATGAACTCCTTATCAGCTGGACTTAGGAGCTTACGGTCACAAACATGACTAGCGTAATAGGACACCTTATTGTAAAGTCCTGCTGTGTCGCCAGCAATAGTGCCAGCCAGCCTGAAGGGAGCTTGTTGGAAAACATTCCTCACAGCACCACATGTACTGCGCATAATGTCAGAGCAGGCATACTTGTTCGCACGAATATGTCTTCTCAAACAAGAATAACAAAAGGGTTTCCTATTATCGGGCGCTTGGCGCGGTGGAACAGGAGATTCTTTCTGCTCCTCAGAAGGAGGTTCTTTTACCTCCTCCCTGTGAGAGGGATTCTCTCCTTTTTCCTCCGATTGATCAGGATTACCCTGAGTAACGCATCTAAAATGCGTAATAGTCCCCTGGTGAAAAATTTCACTGGACACAATCTCTTCGCAAGCGAAGATATCACCTGACCGGGTGACATCCCCAACACTCTTTGACATGCTACATTTAGAAATCTGGGAAATCATCATGTATTTTGAAAAAGAAATAAACAAAAGAAAATAAAATAGCCCTTAAAATAAAAGAAAATAGTAATGATCTCGAACGAGTAAACACAACGAATACTGCCTGATGACAATACTACCGATTGTGTGGAACTAAATTCAAAATCAAAACTAGAATAATTCGCAACTGAGTAATGCAGGAAATCTGGGTGGCTAACCCCAGACCCCTCCTAGGTAATGAACCCGTAAGCTGACGCGAGACACCGGTAATTAACCGTAAACTTCTCTCAGCATGCCTCATGCCAATCGTTCACAACGAACTGATCACCAAACCTCAGGTGTGTTAAGCCCTATCAGTTTAATCCCTTCCTCGGTCAAGGGTTCGGGACCACAAAATATATCCCCTTATGGGGTGTCCGATTCGGAACAGTCAAACTACGACTCCGTTCCTAGCCCAATTTGTTATAGCATAATTGACTAGGTATCTTCAGGCATTCACTGCAAAACTTCTCGTAATAGGTAATGCAGCCCTGACGATTAGGCGTCTAACCCCTTGCGTGGGTGTAGAGATTGCTCTCGGACAAGATTTTCTCACGTCATCTTGGTAAAATTATTGTATGACCACTTGACTCTCCTATCTTAAGTATATTATGACAACGGCACAATTCATTGATCGTGCGGAAGCCAAAGGACCTAAGGAGCCCAAGTGTCCACTAAGGAGGCTAAAAGCCCGCTGGCGTGGTAAACGAATAATCCCAAGTCTAACCGTGGTACTCGATCTTTCTATCCTATGGTAGACGGTAAAATGAAACAGTTCATCACTAATGGATCGGCAACTACGTACCCAACCTTGCACCTCGTGCTTAATCTGGAAACGGAAGAATTCCAGTCTGATGGCCATAACTCTCCATCAGTAGAGGGTGAGATGAAAAATCTCTATTGCGGGGCGAAAGCCCCGCAAAGGGGGAGCAGAAGCTCCCCCAAAATTTACTCTAGGGAAAACG